CCAAATTCAGGTGTGGCAGGAAATGGTTTCTATCTAGACGAACCCGGTTCATATGTCAGTCAAGATGCAACCGAGACCGGTGACACTGTACCAGTTCTCCACACGACCGACGCAATTCCTGCGTCACTTGGTAATACCAATGATTACGTGAATGTGAGAGCAAGACGGTTTTTGGTAGGATTCCAAGGAGGTTTTGATGGACACAGTCCTACACACCCAATTCGCCTTGGTGCGGATATTACTCCCCAAAATGTACAAGGCCTTGATTGTTCAGGACCACACTCCGAGGGAACAAGTGGATATAAGAAGGCATTTGCCGCTCTCAGCAATCAAGACGAGTTTGATATTAACTTGATTGTAACCCCGGGATTGAGTCTCGACCTACATAGAAACGTTGTCAATCGTGGTGTTGACTTGTGTGAAACCAGAGAAGATTGCTTCTACATTCTTGACTGCGTTGGTGCAAATAACCAACCAGGTAGAGTTGACGATGCGGTTGATCAAGTTTCAACACTCGATACAAACTACGCTGCAACTTACTATCCTTGGGTTAAGATTATTGATCCGTCGACCAACAAGATTATGCCATTCCCACCAAGTGCGGTTATGCCAGCAGTTTTTGCATCAAACGATAAGGTTTCGGCCGAATGGTTTGCTCCTGCCGGTTTGAATCGTGGTGGCATTGAAAAGGCAGTAGGTGTTCTCGACAGACTTAATTTCTCCGAGAGAGATGTATTGTACGAAGGCAAGGTTAATCCAATCGCTGCGTTCCCAGGACAGGGAATTGTTGCTTTCGGTCAGAAGACCTTACAGAGACGTCCATCTGCTCTTGATAGAATTAACGTACGTCGTTTAATGATTGCTCTCAAGAAGTTCATTGCAAGTACTGCGAGATTCCTCATTTTTGAACAGAATGTGGCAGCTACTCGCAATCGTTTCATGAGTATCGTGAATCCATACCTAGAGAGTGTACAACAGAGACATGGTTTATACGCATATCGTGTGATCATGGATGAAACGAATAACACTCCTTCGTTGATTGATAGAAATATCCTATACGGACAAATCTTCTTACAACCAGCAAAGGCAGTTGAGTTCGTTATCCTTGATTTCAGTCTTACACCAACTGGTGCAAGTTTTGAAGGATAATTTATACTAAACTAAATCTTAAAAACCCCTCTCTTCGGAGAGGGGTTTTTTTTTGTTCTCATATATATTTATGTGGTATGAATGATGTTAGACTATCTGATTTATTGACGGAAATACAATATGATGCATTTGTATTATTTGTAAGAGAACATAGATTGGATACCGAAAATTCTCTTGTAAACGAAATTGGCATTCCCTCTCGGTTAAAAAAGATTTGGACATTTATACAGGACCTTGCATCAAGCATTTCCATAAAAATCGTGGATTTGGTAAAGTTGTTTCTTGATAAGGTAGTTTTCAAGTTCTTCGCTAAAATAAAATTCAGTTTTAAGTATTTATTTGGACTTGTAAAGAAAGGGTTTAAGATTTACAAGGATGTCATAAAGGCAATTGGTGATTATATATCAAAGACTAAGGTTGGTAGATGGACGGAAGAGAAGTTGAAAGCACTAGATGCATTCCTTGCAAAACATCCAAAGACAAAAAAAATAGCGGGTATAGCTGTGGCGTCAATGCTGATTTATATTTGGTTGAACATGACATTTACTGGAGATGCGGATTTCGATTTTGATATGGGTGATATGATTCTTGCCTTGGGTGGGGGTTTTACTCTATCTACATTATTCGCAGGTCCTGAAGGTATGGCATTGCTTGCGTTGTTTGCCACGGGATTGATTGGACTATCGTTTCCCTGGCCGGGACCCCAACACATTCAGTTTGTAGGTGCTGTTATATATGGGTCTGCAAAAATGGTGGGAAAGAAACTTAGGAAAGATAAATAAATATATTTTTTGATTTTCATATATTTATTAAAAGAATGAGATTGAAAAGATTGAAAAAAAAGGATTTTTGGACAATTTGATTCATATTTATTTTAAAGTTCTAAACTAAACAAACTGGAGAATTTAAATCATGGCAGAGTTAATCGAAGCACAAGAAATGTTTTTTACGGCATTTGAACCTAAAACCTCAAATCGCTTTATTATGTACGTTGACGGCATCCCCGCATATCTTATCAAAGGAATGTCCCGTCCAACATTGGCAATTGAAGTCAATACATTAGATCACATTAATATTAAACGGAAGGTTCGGGCTGGTAAGGCCGAATGGCAAGACATCACGTTAACACTTTACGATCCGGTTGTACCTAGTGCAGCGCAGGCAACGATGGAATGGGTTCGTCTCTCCCACGAATCTGTTACAGGTAGAAATGGTTATGCCGATTTCTACAAAAAGGACTTGGTATTTAATATGCTCGGTCCCGTGGGTGACAAGGTGGAAGAGTGGACTGTCAAGGGTGCGTTTATCAACAATGCAACCTTTGGAACACTTGACTGGGCAACCGGTGACCCGATGACTGTTGAATTGACATTATCATACGATTACGCAATTCTTCAATACTAATACACGAATTACTATCCAGTTTAATAAAAAAACTTCCTTCGGGAAGTTTTTTTTTTGGTTGAGTATATATTTATCTATGTTATGAATAAGATCGAATTGAGGCAAACCATTCTTGATATTTTTGAGGATGTCACGATAGAAGGCAAATCTCCTCGTTTGGATGAGGGGTTTAGTGCCGCGTATCATAGTCTTCTTAAGTTTTTCATCAAAATGGTACATAAGGGAAAATTTAGACGTCCATATGATATCGATGATAGTTCCGGTAGGATGGTATTCATTACCAAGGGTGGGAAGAAAATTGTTGTCAACGATGCAAAAATTGGGGTTACCGTGTGGAAGACATGGAAAAATAAGAAAGACAAAAATTTCTTTGATTACAGCGAACATGAAGAAATTTTGAAGTTCGCTCAGTCGTCATAGAACTATAACCAAAAAACTCAGTTTTCCTCGTCTAAAAAATCTATTGACAGAATATATATATACTGTTAAAGTTTAGGTTATATATAAAAGTTTAATTAATAAAAGGTTACAAAAAATAATGGCAGACGAAAATCCAACAGTAGAACTTCCGAACGAAGTTAAAGAGGCAATGAGACGAGACGCGGAGAAATCGGCAACTACGTCCGCAACTTCCCCACAGACAACAAAAACACCAAAACCATCCGATTCACACCCGGTATTTTCACAACAAACGGACCAAGTGCAAACTACGCAGTATCCAAGTGAAGTGATTGACTTACCAAGTCGGGGTTGGTTTTATGAACCAAATTCACCTCTGTCTAGAGGTCAGATTGATATTAAGTATATGACGGCAAAGGAGGAAGATATTCTTACTAGTCAGAACTTAATCAAGAAGGGACTTGTTCTTGATAAGTTGCTTGAGGCACTAATTATTACCCCGAGTGTGAATTTAGAGGATATTTTGGTGGGTGATAAGAATGCCATCTTTATCGCCGCACGTATTCTTGCGTATGGCAAAGACTATAAGGTAAAGTTTAAGGACCCGTCAACCGGAGATGACGTTGAAGATACAATTGATCTGACCCATCTTGATAACAAGGAGTTTGACTTTGAGGGTCACGAACGAGGGCGAAACTTGTTTGAGTACGAATTTCCATATAGTAAGAAGAAGGTACATTGGAGTTTGCTCAAGCACTCGGATGAACGTGCAATTGATGCTGAATTGAAAAGTCTTAAGAAGTTTTCAAGGGACAAGAATCAATCAAGTGAAGTAACAACTCGTCTGAAGTATGTTATCAAGGCCCTCGATGGGGATGACGACAAGACTAAAATTAAGAAGTATGTAGACACTGAGTTGCTTGCAAGGGATAGTCTTGCATTCCGCACATATATTAAGGAAAACACACCCGACATTGATTTGACGTTTAACTTTGAGTCGGAAGAGACCGGTTATACCGAAAGGATGCAGTTACCTCTAGGGGTTGACTTTTTTTACCCTACCGCCCGAGTATAAGGTACATCTCCACGAGGAAATATTTAACCTGTCTTATTATAGTCAAGGTTCATTTTCTCAAGATATTGTCTACAATCTACCAATCCATCTTAGACGTTTTTATGCTAGGAAACTTGTTGATGTAAAGAGCAAGGAAAACGAGCAACAAAAGAAGGCTCAAGCAGATGCCAAGTCAAAGGCATCTGCGGGTAAATCAAGATCACCTAAACGATCCTATAAATAAGAGGTTTGTTTAGGGTTTCCTTATTAGAGGATTTCGCACCGTTTTGTTACGCAAAACGGTGTTCTTTTATATTTATGAATATATCTACGTATATCCAGGAGTTTTTATAATGAAAAATGTTAAAAGAAAGTTATATTCAAAAGAACAATTAAATGAAATTTTTGTTGCACTCGGCAAAGCAATTCTGGGCACGAAGGCAAGGGCACTACTGAAGGTTGCAGAAAAGGACCCAGGACTCCACGATGCACTGTCTGCCCATGCTCGATCCAATTTGGAACTGAAGAGATATCTTGAAGACAACTATAACGAAGATGGTGTGTATGACTTTGCCAAGAATATTGAAAAAAATATGGATATGGTTGACAGGAATCTTGCGAAACTTAAAAAGTCAAGTTCCACATGATAATCCCAATATGGGGAATTTAAGTTATGCCCAAGGATGACGATAAACCTGAAGAAGTACCATCTCCGGATAAACCGGCAGAAATACCTCAAGATGGATTGTGGATAGACCCAGAAACGGCGATGAATATCACTCGTCCTTGGTCCAAAGCAACCAAAACCCTACTGGAGGCTTTCGCAAAAGGTAACCATGAGTTGTATGATCAGTTGATAATAACTGCCGGTGCATCTGAAAACTCTATTGCCGAATTTATCTCGCAATTTGCAACACAAGAAGGTAATAATATCGATAGAGTTGAAGAAATCCTCACCTCCGGTGCGAATGCGGATCAAGAAACTCAAGATAAGTTGGATGAATTTATCAAAGGGTATCAAGAGTTTAGCAAACGATCCGACAAAATGTCACAGGCACTGAGTACGGCACTTAAAAGTAGTGTGTCGGAATTACAACAGAAACTTTCCGACATGAAGACTGGTGTAGGGAAGTTGACAGACTCGGCAAATTCTTCACTGCTTAATATGTCCGACCTGATAACCAATTTGTCAAAGCAGTATTCCGAAATGGCAATAAAGTCAAAAAAGGCAATTAAGCAAGCAACATTGGATACTGCTGGTGTGGGTGGAAAATCCGTTGAAGGTGGATTGATCGTTGAGATTTCAAACATAAGTGATTTTAGTGGAAACGTCACGGAGGTCAAGGACCAACTCGGAAAATTATCAGAAGAGTTCGATTCGCATGGACGAAACGCAGACATTGCAAAGGACTTAACTCACAATGCAGCTCTCGCAGCCTCCAAGCAATTGGGACTTCTTGAAGGTCAGAGAATGACTGCGGAAGTTGTGCAGGACATGAACGGAAATTACATCGATATGGTCAAGTCCGCAGAACTGATGGAAAAAACCCACAAAGAGATAAAAAAGCATATGATAGAAGGCAACTCTCATCTGGTTAGAGGTGTTAATATTCACGGTGACCTTGCCCTCGCAAACCAAAAGGTAATGGAGTCACAACAGGCCCTAACAGGCCTCGACCTCGGAGTGGACGGACAACTACTGGGAATGAAGGGTGTTGGAGAAGAACTTGAGAGAATCGATAAACTTGGTCTGAGTGTAGCAGAAACCACCCACATGAAGAACAAACTTTTAAAGGAACAACACAAAATAGCATCCGATTTTATTGGCAAAAATGCAGACAGAGCCAAGGAACAAGAAGAAGAACTGTTGCAACTCTCCACTAGACGTAAAGATTTAAAGGATAAACTTGCAAACATGAGACCGGGTGACACCGGATTTGATGAAATGAACGAAGAATTGAAAACCGTCAGTGATACCATGACTGGTATTAACGGAACACTTGGAGCAATCCGAGCAGCTGCACAGATAAAGGGAAACGTGGAACTCCATATGACCGGCCAGGATTCAATTGAAAAATCTATCTCAAATGTTGGTGCGATGGAGGCCGGAAAGAAAACCTTGGAAGAAAATAAATCAAATATGCAGAAACTAAAAGAAGCATATGCACGAATACTCGATCCTTCCAAGATAAATCCGACTACGAATTATCTAAATAAACTTCAAAATGATTTGAATGGTGTAGAACTTCCGCAGGCCATGTTGGATTGGGATACGACTGCCGGTGGGTCGAACGAAGGCCTTGTAAGTAGCATAGGTGACCTCGAGGCAATGATTGCGGAGAATCAAGAAGAGCAATTGAAGTTGGGTGATAGTATAGCAAAACAACAAAATGAACAGGCACAAATTAATGAGCAAAACGTAGGACACCTTGAGGGTGGTGTTAAGGCAATGGAAGACCAACTGGCAGCCTCAGAAAAACAGAAAAAAGAGGCAGAGGCAATTGCAAAACTTCAACAACAAGCAGTAACCACTGGAACATGGAGTGATGGTATTATCGGCGCAGTTGAACAAACAAAGGATAAGGTTCTGGATCTTGTGGGTTCTATTCCACTTGTAGGCGCTTCGATGGCAAAGCATATGAAAGGACCGTTGGATGAGTGGCACGCCGCATTTGGTAAGATTGTGATTGAAGGGTTCGGTGAAATGGCAGATGAAATGGCAGAATTGGATGCTAAAGGTGAACTTACTCCTGAATTGAAAATGGGTATTATATCAAAGGGGTTTGGTGAGATGGGTAAGAAGATAAAGGGTATAACCAGCATGGTTAGGCATATATTCTCACCTGCAGTGATTGGAGTGGCCGCACTAATTGCATTACTTGCCATGGCTGTAAAAAGGTTTATGGATCTTGATGCGGCCGCAGAAGACTTTAGAAGGGAAGTTGGTCTTGGTAAGGATCAAACTGCTGAGATTGAATCGATTGCAAGAAACGTAAATGTGGAATTTCAAAAATTTGGAGTAAGTCTTGAAAAGGCCTTTGCATCTGCATCTGCACTAACTGACCAATTTGGAACTTTGGTAATGTCAACCCGTGAAAACGTAGAAATGGTTGCCTTGCTTGGAGCAAACCTTGGGGTAACTGAGACAAACGCAGCCGGAGCATTGGATATATTTTCACAACTTGGTGACGGTACTGCGGAATCGGCAAGAAACTCAATGGCATTTGCAGTTGGAATGGCACAGGCAGCCGGAGTTCCACTTGACAAGGTGCTTGAGGATGTCGCAAATGCGAGTGACGATACATTGGCATTATTGAGAGGAAGTACGGAGGAATTGATAAAGGCTGCGGTAGAAGCAAGACGATTGGGAACAACTATTGAAACCTTGAGTGGATCTGCGGCTCATATGTTGGATTGGGAATCGAGCATTCGTTCGGAAATGGAAGCATCGGTTTTTGCGGGAAGGCATCTTAGTTTTGCCAAGTCCAGGCAACTTGCGTTTGAAGGAGACCTACTAGGAATGCAGAAGGCCTCGTTGGCAACAATTAAGGAGGCTGGTGAATGGACGGAGATGAGTTATTTCCAACAAAAGAAACTTGCGGAAGCCGCAGGAATGAGTGTGGGTGAGATTTCAAAGCAATTGACGAGGGAAAAGCAACTTGAAGCATTGAAGCACGGAACTGCGGAACAACAGGCAATGTATAATCGTCACCTTGAAATGCAGAAGCAACTTGAAGAAGGTAATAAGAAAACTATTGAACAACAAGGCATGGAGATGTTGAAGCAGGAGTTGATGCAAAGCAAGATGACTCAATTAAAGGAGAGGTTTAATGCGATGATGTTGGAGTTGGGTGAAAAACTATTGCCTTTGGTTGAGATTGGATTTGCTCTCATCGTACCGGTGGTTAAGGTATTGTTCGAATTGGCCAAGTTGATAATAATGCCGTTCACGGTATTGGCAGATATTGTCCGTGCGTTAACCGGAGATTTCAGTGGACTTGGAGAAAGATTTGGCAGTTTCGGTAGTGCGGCTTATACTATCTTGGGCCTTATAGTTGGTTCGGTGGTTCTTCTAAATACTAAGTTACTTGGTATCGGACCAATACTAGGTAAATTGGGTTCGGGGTTTGCCAACGTGTTTTCAGGTGCAGCGAGTGGCATTGGGACGATGACTTCATCACTGGGGAGTTTCTTTGGATTTGGGGAAACGGCCTCCGACTCCTTCGGTACAAAAATGAAGACGATGTTCGGAGGAATAAAGGATAAGATAAAGGAAATGTTTGGGGTTGAGTCTATAGCAGAGGACGCCGCCGAAAAGGTAAAGGAATCGACAATGGACAAGGTTGCCGAAGTTGGAACTGACTCGGCAGCCGACCGACTAACTAGTTCAACTGATAGTGGGGCCCCTGATGATGGTGGAGGTCCAAGCCTTGCTCGAAGGATGATTGACGGATTTAATGAGATTGATATGAACTCGGTTCTCAAAGCAGCCGGCGCGTTGTTGATTATATCCGGAGCAATATGGGTCGCGGCAAAGGCCTTCCAAGAATTTGGAACAGTGACATGGGATGGGGTGTTAAAGGGGGTAACTGCACTTGGAATTATGGTTGGTTCACTTGTTGTTATGAGTAAGACTCTCACGGGAAGTATGACTGATCTTCTAAAAGCATCCGCCGCACTTGCGTTGGTGGGGGCGGCACTTCTTCCGGCTGCATATGCGTTTGATATGTTTGCTGATGTTGATTGGGGTGGATTTATGTTTGGTGTTGGTGCGCTGGCGGCACTTGTGGGTGCGGCGTTTCTCCTCGGTAAAATAATGGCAACGGGCATCGGAGCTAAAGTTCTGCTTGCAGGCGCAGCGGCAATCGCAGTATTGGGATTGGCAATGATCCCCGCTGCATATGCAATGGATATCATGTCCACGGCATTTCGGAATTATGTAGATGCACTAAACACATTGGAGTGGTCAAGTATCGGAAAAATTTTAGTATTGTCGTTGGTATTTACCGCAGTAGGTACACTTGCTCCATTTATTATGATGGGTGCATATGCAATGATGGTATTGTCCGGTGCGATTGCAATTCTGGCTGCGGGAGTGTGGGTCTTATCCGATGGTCTTTCTGTACTTGGTCCTGCAATAGTATCACTTGGAGATAGTGCGGGTAGTTTAATTGCATTTGCAGGGGCAGTTTCATTAATTGGATATTTTTCTCCTTCGATTATCGCAGGTGCATACGCACTTGGTGCGTTGGGACTTGCTATGATTCCTGTTGCCGCCGCAAGTATTTTGATAGGTGCTGGGTTTAGTTTAATGGCAAATGCAGTTTCAGAACTTGATAGTGCTGATTTAGTTGGACTTGTGCTTGAACTTGGACTTGCATTTGGATTGCTTGGGTTAATGGCTCCCATAATTGCTATTGGAGCAAAGGCAATGTGGGTAATGACAATTGCACTAATCCCCCTCGCAGCTGCCCTTGTGGTTGCAGGTGCGGGTATGGCATTGTTTGGATTGGGTCTTCAAATGACGATGGATTCACTTAAAGATGCACCTGAAGCAGCCTTGGGATTGATTGCATTTGTCGGCGCGGTGTCAATGATAGCATTGCTTGCTCCGTTGGTGATAGTTGGTGCAGTGGCACTTGGAATACTTGGAATTGGTCTTGCAATCCTTGCCGTTCCACTGCTTGTTGTTTCTGCGGCCATGTGGGTTCTTGGAGGTGCAATGAAATTGATGGGTGATGCAATTGAGACTATGGCAGATGCTGATGCAATTGGAATAATTTTTGGTCTTGGAGCTGCGTTTATATTTCTTGCAGTCACATTTCCGTTGATTCTAATAGGTGCACTTTCCATGTGGTTCATGACGGCCGCATTATTGCCTTTGTCCGTTGCATTGTATACGGCAGGACTTGGCATGAAAATGCTTACAGACGGGATTCAGAATTTAAAACCCGCACTTGAGAGTCTGTCAGGATCAGGTCCAGCACTGAAAGAATTCTTGGAAACGGTTGCTCAGATAGCATTATTTGCTCCGGCATTTTTATTTGCAGGAATAGCATTAACAATATTCGCAGTGGGAGCGACATTTGCGGGTTATGCAATGATGCTACTCGCCCTCGGGTTAGAATTGGTTGCACCACCACTTGAGTCTATTTCTGAAAGTCTGGTTCCTGTCATTGAC